CAAAGCCGCAGCCGTGCACGAAATTCGAGGATGCAGTAACAGTTAAGTGGGTCGCGAAGCTGTCGGAGGAGACGAACGAGGTCATTCAAGAGACGCCGGAGTATCGTACGTTATTTGAGAACGGATACAGCAGAGAATACCCTGATAGGGCAAAAGCGGCGAAAGATCGCATTGCGCTTGAACTCACGGACGTCATCCATGTGTGCGTCTCGTGGCTTAATGCGATGGGCTACGACGAGGATGAGCGCGGCGAACTGCATCGGCGCGTGAACGAGAAGAACAAGAAGCGCGGGTACTTCTGAGGAGGCGACGAGATGGAACAGCCGACAAAAGGGCAGCTTGAATACGCAAAAATACTCCTGCGTGAACTCGGGTACGACATTGACGATTATCCGCTCCTAGACATGGATAGGCAGGAACTCTCAGAGTTGATTGACGATCTGAGAGAAGAACTATACGGATGAGGTGATGGCATGGACGAATACACACCTTGCAGGAAATCCGACCCGACGGCACGGGAAGCAATCGGGAACGTGATGCGGGAGACAAGGCATAGAATCACAGGATCGCGCAGAAGGAAAGCCCTGTCGAAGGAGATGCGGGCGCAGGTCTACGCGATGTACGGCGGGCACTGCGCCTACTGCGGCAGGGAAATCGATATCAAGGAGATGCAGGTCGACCATGTACAGGCGGTCTATCTCAGCGGCAAGGATGAGCTGGAGAACTATCGACCCGCGTGTCGGCAGTGTAATTTCTACAAGTCGACCATGAGTGTTGAGGGCTTGCGTGAGCAGCTCAGTCTTATCCCCGGGCGACTGGAAAAGCTGTTGACGTTTCGCCTCGCGTTGGCATATGGATTGATTCAGATCACGGGCAGACCCGTCAAATTCTATTTCGAGGAGCATGAGAGATGATTCTGTATACACGCGGGAAACCGAACAAGTACAATGCACGCAAGACAATGGTCTGCGGACGCACCTTTGACAGCAAGCGTGAGTCGGAGTGGTACATGATGCTCCGCGAGAAAATGCGGCTCGGTGAGATTAAGCACCTTGAATGTCAGCCGACGTACACCTTGCTTGAGGG